TGGTAACTGTACTGAGTCGTGAAGATATTCAAGCCGCTCCAGTACAAAGTGTAAATGATTTGCTCAAATATGCCGTCGGAGTTGACGTCCGACAGAAAGGTCCTTTGGGCGTTTTGACCGACGTAAGTATACGTGGAGGCAACTCAGAACAAATCACAATCCTCCTCAATGGCATCAATATCTGTGATGCACAAACAGGACATAACTCCTTCGATTTCCCCGTTGACATTAGCGAAATTGAACGGATAGAAGTCCTTGAAGGCCCCGCTGCCCGCGTTTATGGTACATCTTCATTATTAGGAGCCATAAATATTGTTACTCGAACTCCCGAAAAAACAAGTCTTTCTGCCCATGCTGAAGCAGGTTCTTATGGTTATTTTAGTGGTGGATTACGCGCCAATATAGCATCAAACAGCCATTGGAACAATCAGCTTTCAGCATCCTACACACGCAGCGATGGCTATCTGCGCAACAAGGCTGGAGCCCTTAGCGCAGATTATCATACAACAAAAGCCTTCTATCAAGGTAACTATAAAGATGACGAAGTACTGGTTAGATGGCATGCAGGACTAAGTGTGAAGGATTTCGGAGCCAACACTTTCTATGCTTCTAAGTACGATGACCAGTTCGAACATACGTTTAAAACGTTCACTGCTATACAGGCTGAGAACCTACATGGTCGCCTCCACCTCCGTCCTTCTATCTATTGGAACCGTAGTATGGACCGTTTTGAACTCTTCCGTGGTGCCCCTAACAAGTATCCTTACAACTATCACCGCACAGATGTATATGGTGTAAACCTTAATGCCTACTTCGATTGGTCATTAGGACGTACTGCTTTCGGTGCTGAACTACGCAATGAAGATCTCGTAAGTGGAAACCTTGGTGAGCCTTTAGAGCGTCCACACCACATTCATGGGACTGATCGTGACTATACAAACGGACTGAATCGTACCAACATACAGTTCATTCTCGAACATAATATCATCCTTGATCGCTTCACACTCTCCGCTGGTCTTGTTGCAGTTAAGAACAGTCAGGCAGACATGCCTATGCATATTTACCCTGGAATTGATGCTAGTTACCGCATAGGAACAGCCTGGAAATTATATGCCTCCTATAATTCGTCCCTACGCATGCCATCTGTTACAGAGCTTTTCTATTCTGTTGGCGGACATAAAGCAGATAAACATCTCCGCCCTGAAGAGCTTTCTGCCGTGGAGACAGGTATCAAATATACGCTGAATGGTATCTCTGCCAAGGCAAGTGTCTACTGGAATCATCATAAAAACCTCATTGACTGGATCAATGACGGGACGTTAGACGCAAACGGTGCTGTCCTTTGGAAAAGCGTAAACTTTGGAAACATCAACGACTTCGGTGTTGAAACGGCTCTTGATTTCGACTTTCAGCAAATGTTCCCTTCGATGCGCACTTTGAAAAAGTTCAGTCTTGCATACAACTATATCCATCAGAACAAGGGTGAACAGGCAGGTATTGTGAGCCAATATGCTTTGGAATATCTGAAGAACAAGCTTGTTGCGAACCTTCAGTTAAACCTCTATAAACACTTGGACTTGGGTATCTATTACCGATTCTTACACCGAATGGGTAGCTATCCTGATGCTTCCAATCAGCGACATGAGTATGCCAGCTATGGTATCGTAGACAGTCGACTCAGTTGGACAGCACAGAAATGGTCTGCATATGTCGAAGCTAATAACCTTCTCAACAAGCATTATGTTGATTATGGTAATGTTCCACAACCAGGAGTATGGATTGTTACAGGCGTAAACATCAATTTATAACGGGGAGTTTATATCTCGATATTTAAGTTTACACGGGGAGTTAGAACTAGTTCTAACTCCCCTTTCCTTTAAGTTGACGAAGACTTTATGTAAAAGAAAATCACATTCGCAAAACGAAAGGGGCTCTTCTGCATTGTAAAAGGGCATCTTTTACCATGTAAAAGGGCATCTTTTGCACTTCAAAAGGGCGTCTTTTACAACGCAAAAGGGCACCTTTTACAAGACACTTTGCAACCTACTGACTATCTGATGGTTACAAAGCCGATTTTTATCCAAACTCTTCAAAGCAGCCATCTATCGTCAATTTTATTTGTAAAGATAGTTCCAACACCTATCTACCTTAAACACGAATGTTGCATTCATACCCAAGGAGTCGTTCCTGACATGCTCATCTACATCTGAAATAACCTATTCCTCCAATCAATGAGGACATCACTTCCTACTACTCAATTGCCATGAAGACTTCCAAAACAGCTACAAAGAAAATAAAAAGAACATACTATTAGATAATACAAGTGTGTATGACCTGAAACTAAACATAAAAGAAAGAAGCTAAACAAAGGGAAAACCCCTCTATTTAGCTTCTTATTTCTTCGTCGGGATGACCAGATTTCAGATGTTTATTTCTTTTTTCTAACTAACTGATATTCAATAGGGCACTTTTATATTTTTGGTTAAATTTCACCGAGTTTTCGCCGACAAGATGATTTTTGCACTACCTTGTAAATCAAATATTTGAGAGAAAATTTTACCCATTTATTTGTCTAAATATACCGTAAAATCACTCAATTGTTATTATTGAATGCATCCTAATTAGACAATATTGACTACTTTTTTAGCAGGATCTTCTGGCACATTCTCAACGAGCTTTGCAGTAAGACGATCAATCGTCCTCTGCTGATTTTCTATGGTTTTTTGTTGCATAGAAATAACAGAATATAGCTTATCTGCATCTGTCCCATCTTCTTTCTTCAGCCCCATTATCAACCAGTTAGCATCAATATTCTCAAAGCTGGTTAAAATTTTAACTATCGTTTCATAGTTAGGCAAATTTCGACCTGACACAATATTGTTAGCAGAAGTCCAAGGAATATTTAACTTCCGTGCAAACGTGTTGACAGAGTGCCCTTCTTTGTTCATTAACTGAACGATACGAGTAGTAATAGTTTCTTCTTCCATTATGTTATTTTTAAGAAATGAGAGAAATAATCTCTCATTTATTTGTTTATTTCAAATAATTGTTAGAACTTTGCGTTACGAAAATAATTATGCGTCACGAAAATAGAAAAAATATATTGAGGATGCAATGAAATTAATTAAAAAATAATAGAATGAAATTTAAAGACTACATGACATCTCTTCCTAATCAACGGAATGAAATGATTTCAGAATTAACAAAACTATGCAGGGTTAGTGAAAGTACAGTGTACAGGTGGGTGAGGGGCGACTTTAATCCAGATCCATTGAAGAGGAAGATAATCTCAGACTATCTTAATATGCCCGAACGAGATCTTTGGCCAGATGCATAAAGAGTGTCTATATTGCGAGTCTCATCGCATGTGCATAAATGGTGTCTACTGTAACTTACTTAAGAAGTATGTTCAGTATTCGGTAGAAAAAGAATGTAAAACAAATAAAACAATCTTATGAGAACAAAAGACTTTGAAAAAGCAATTGACGCATTAAACTTAGGTATAGTTATCGACGAGATGAAGTTACGTCATTCTAATGTTCGTCAAGTAACTGGCCACCTTGAGAATGAAGGTATTATTTGGAATGGGAAAGGAGAAGCCTTCTCTACTTCTTTTGAAAAAAAAGAAAGTGAAGATAATGGTGAATTAGTAGGAGTATTAGGTAGATCTCTGAAGAGGAATCGTTTTTATGACCTTAAATTTTAATGACTATGATAAGAATGCAAGAAGTAATCAGGCTGGGACTAACAGAAAAACTAAGAAATTATGTTTATTGATAAAGATAACTGGGGTAATTTCTCTATCCAGGATTTGTCAGAACGAGAACTTCGACTATTATACGAAGCCCTTAAAGTATATGCTCAAAATCAATTTGGACATATCCATCCAACAGACAATACAATGATTATGCGTTTTGATAATCAATATAACCAAGTACTCTCTCGGATGAAATCTCACGAATAGTTTCACACCTTACAATTCTGTAGATATGATTAAAAACAAAATAGCTAATAAACGCTGGACGGAAAATGATATATCTTTTGTTAAGGACAATCTTGGCAAACTTTCATTCGAACAAATGGGGAGAGAATTGAACAGAAGTGCTATGTCAGTTCGCCTCTTTGTTTTACGGAACCGCCTTACAGTTGGATTGCAGGTTAAACGCAATGTCCTTATGGAGATGTTGAAGATAAAATTCCGCCATCCTGAAGACTTTACTCCAACAAGAGCATTTTACAAAGAGACAGGAATTAATCAACGGCGCTGGTGGGACTTGTACTATGGACGAAAACCTATAACTGGTAAGGAATATGCTGCAGTGGCAGATTATTTGGGAGTCACCATCCAGGAGGCGTTCGACTCGCGTCAATTAGATTTATTCGAAGAAAATAAGGGATAAGAAATATGATAGATAAGAATTTCATTGAAAAGGTTAAGACTTCTCTGAACATTGTAAATGTAATAGAGACTTTTACACACCTGCATAAGACAGGTGCGAATTATAAGGGCGTATGCCCCTTTCATGATGACCACTCTCCATCAATGGTGGTCAGTCCATCAAGACAGACTTATCACTGCTTCGTGTGTGGAGCAAGTGGAGATGTTATCTCTTTCGTTCAGAACCATCTGAACATTAGCTTCATGGAAGCACTCAGATGGTGTGCTAATCAAGCAGGCATAGAATTTCCAACTAAGGAACTATCTCCAGAGGAAGAAGCTGCTTACAAAAGAAAGGAAGCACAGCGCATCTCAATAGATGCTGCAGCAAAGTTCTTTCAGAAGAACCTTGGGCAAGCAGAGAGCTTCCTTGCATCACGTGGGTATAGTCTTTCAGACAAAGCGTTGACCGACTTTGGTGTCGGTTATGCACCGATGGGCAATCTTGCCCTTGCAGAACTTTCAAAAGCAGGTTACTCCCAAGAACTATTACAAGAGGTAGATGTACTGGGAAATAGCGAAGGACGATTGTACGATAGGTTCCGTGACCGCTTAATGTTTCCCTTCTATGATATGCAAGGTCATATCATAGGATTCTCTGGTCGAATTGTAACTCCAAACGATAAGACTGGTAAGTATGTAAATACAGGCGAAACGCCTCTGTTTACGAAAGGTAAGCACATCTTCGGACTCTACCAGGCACGCAAGAGCATAGGAAAGATAGGCTTCGCCTATCTCGTTGAAGGCCAGTTTGACGTAATGTCTCTTCATAAGGTAGGTGTTGAGAATGTTGTAGGTGGAAGTGGTACAGCCTTCACAGATGATCAAGTGAAGCTACTGCTACGCTTTACAGACGACATTATCATGATTTACGACGCAGACCCTGCAGGTGTCAAGGCGTCTTTAAAAAACTGCGAACTGCTTTTGAAAGCTGGAGCAAAGGTGCGTTGCATTCGCCTCGAGAAAGGCATGGACCCAGATGAGTTCGCTAAAGCACATGGTAGCCTTACGAGTAAGAAACTGAAGGAACTAACAGAACCCTTCTCAAAGGCATTCAAGCGCATGCTCCTCCCACGAGGCTGCAAGGATGAAACAGTTATAACAGACTGCTTGAATTCCATCTGCTCCCTTGTAGCGTGTGTGCAAGATTCTTTTCTCCGCCTTGAATATATCAAGTCTATCACAGAAGACTTTAGAAGTAAAATCGGTATCATTGATAACAAGGTACGAAATATTCGTAACAAATTGAAAGGGTCAGATGTGCAGAAGAATACACAGACTGGCATCTTTGGTATCGATGCGTTGAAGGAGAATATTGAAAGTGACCGTCCTGCAATCATCACTTCTGTTATGCAGGATTTCCTCGATGGGTATGGAGAAGAACCCATCATATATGTGTCTGGACGCCCATCAACGAATGATATTCAAGAATTACGACGTGTCTACTGTTACTTTGTCTCCTCAGAGACTGGATGTGGTATTACTGATGATGGCGGCGAAAACAATTACCTGCATACACTTGCGGAGATGTCTCGTGCAGGTATCAAGATAGAGATGACCTTCAGCGATAGTACAGGTTCGTTCCTTGACTATTACATAGCATTGCACGGTAAATTCTTTGAAAACTTCAATGGAGATCGAGTTCCTCTTGTGTCACGTTGTATCGAACTAACATCTTACGCTGACGACACTGTTATAACAATAAATAGAAATCATTACTGCTCTTTGCTTAAACTAACTAAGAGCCAGTTTGACGAGATAAGAAAACCTTTCGTTCTCAAGCGAAAGTCTGCGATGAAGGTCAGCATGCAAGCTGATAACCTCGACGAAGAAGAATTCGATGTGAACGAACCTCCAGACTATGTACAAGAGAACGAAGAATACAAGAGGATGTGGAAAGAGAGTGGGTATTACCCACGACTTAATAAAAAGAGCGAACCAGTGTGCTACATGTTCCGCAATAAGAATGGTAATGGTATGACGCAAGTTGCAGACTTCTTCATGACCCCATTACTTCACATCTTCTCTGATGATTTCGAACAGAACAAGCGCGTTCTACGGATTAATCGTAGATATTACGAGACACCTATATATATAGAGATACCTTCTAAAGCTATGCTGAAGATGTCTTCTATCGAGGAGGTCTTAATCAATTACGAAGCCGTGAACTTCAATGGTGAAGAGTGGCAATGGAAGGCAATCAAAACTTATATGAGTCGCCATTTCGTGATGTGCTCCGAGGTCAAGACTTACGGAAATCAGCAGAGCGAAGGAATGAGTCGTAAGACAGATGAACAGTTCTTTGCCTTTGCCAATGGTATCTTTCATAATGTCGACGGACAGTGGGTGTTCGATCCTGTAAACGAGCTGGGTGTGGTTACACATAATAAGAACAATTACTACCTTCCTGCCTTTTCAACTATCTATGCAGGTAGTGGTAAGCAATCAGATAAGTACGAACTTATAAGTCAGCTCGTATACAAGGAGGTGCCTGCTGAGAAAAAGGTCAGCTTCGAAAAGTGGGCGTCGTTAATGGACCAGGTATATAAGATTAACGACAATGGTAAGTGGGCTTTGGTTTTTGCCATAATGTGTGCCTTCAGAAGCAACATCCACTGCATCGATAGACTTTTCACCGCTCCATTTTTCATGGGGCCGATGTCATCAGGTAAGACACAGATAGCGATATCAATTCGTTCATTATTCATTTCTCCCAATATACCCATCTTCAACCTTAACACCGGTACGGACGCTGCAATGTCTACCATCATGGGCACATTCAAGGATGTCCCTGTTGTACTCGACGAATACAACAACAAGGATATCAGCGATACAAAGTTCCAAGCTCTGAAAGGTATCGTATATGACGGTGACGGTAAACAGAAGCGAAAAGGTACATCTGGACGAGAGATTGAAAACGATAAGGTGTTTGCCCCTGTCATCATCTGCGGACAAGAGACACCACAGCGTGATGATAACGCGCTCATGAGTCGTGTCATTGTCTGCGAGGTCCCTAAGCCTCGTAACCGTACTCCAGAAGAGGTTCGCATCTTCGATGAGCTGAAGACGATTGAAGATCCGAACAAAATAGGGCTTTCAAATGTGCTCCTTCAGATCCTGGAGCTTCGCCCCATGTTCATGGATCATTTCAGAAGCCTTAAACAAGAGGCTTATAACGAACTGAAGCAAGACATCATCAACTCTGGTGAGATGGACCGCTTGATGAAAACCGCTTCCCTCTTCCTTGGAACAGTGAAACTGATAGAGAGATATTCGAACCTTCATCTACCGTTCACCTACGATGAGTTCTTCAAGATCGTTCAAGAGAAGGTGAAATTCCAGTTGTCACTCATCCGTAGCACGGATAAGTTAGCAATGTTCTTCACAGCAATGAACAACATGATTGATACGAGGAATATCCTTGAGGGTCGTGAGTTTCTCATCGAGCAGCCCAAGAAGGTTACGGGCAAGAACTCACGTGGAGATTCTAAGACCTTCACCTTCGAAGCAGGTACGAATGTTATGTTCCTCCGCTTGAGTGCGGTGTTCAGCATCTTCGATAGGAGCGGATATAACAATGAGAATAGTACACTCTCTACTATAGAGCAGAACCTGCGCAGTCACTCCTCTTATGTTGGAACAGTCTCTTCGAGACGCTTCACCTGGGAGGAAACTGTAGACGATGCAGATCTTCGTGATGGAAGTATGGTTAAACTACGCAAGCAGAAGAGTACTTCTACAAGTGCAATTATTATAGATTATGACAAATTTGTCGAATCCTACAATATAGACTTCAAGAGAGACTTTTCTGAAGACGCTAATAAAGGCAGCAAGCCTGTCGAGAACAAGGTAACTAACACAACTGAAGAACCACTGAAAAAACCGCTTTCGCAAGACTTGCCTTTTGAGCCGTCAAACGAAAGTGTAGAGCCTTTTTAATGAAGGTATCATTCTTATCCCTTGGAGCCGTGCCAGTTCGGATGAATAGGCACGGCTCTTTTTCTATTTAACAAACATTCTTTCTTACATTTTAAACTAACAAAGGTGGCGAAAAATCCCCCGTACCCCCCAATTTTCGGAAGAAACCTCGAAAACATGACTTTTGAAAATAAATTTTCAGAAAAACGTCATCCTACAATCCTACAATCCTACAAATCGTTTTTCTTTTCAAACCTATAATATACATATATACCTATAAATCAAATAGTTATATTATTATTATAGGAAATAGGAAATTATTGTTTTCTTGTAGGAATGTAGGACGTTGTAGGAAATAGGATTTTTCGTGTTTTTCTCTATTTTGGAATCGTTGTCCTACAAAATATGTGTTTTTGTAGGAATGTAGGACGACAAAACAGGGTGAAATAATAAAACTTTTGGGTGATAAAATTTTGTTATCTTATTGATAATCTGTAACTTTGCGTTAATTAAGTCTAAAATTGTAGGAATGTAGGACGGTAGGAAGCTAAAAACCGAAAAAAGATATGGAGCAAAAAAAATGGGCAACGAAACGAGTTGTCACAATTCAAATTGAACAGTATCTCGCAGAGTATATCTGCGCAAAATACAGGAAGGATGCTACGACAGGTGGAGTAAAGATTCCTAACACAACAGACTTATATTTCTGTGTGTGGGAGAATATGTCCAAGCAGCGCATTAATCAACCTGATGTCATTGACGGCAATCTTCGCATCCACCTACCTTCTCGCAGAGCTGGAGTAATATCCAGTCCTTGGAAAGATCCTGCTTATTACAACTATCTCTCTCTAGCAGCTGCTAAGGAGATAGAAACCCAGATACGACGGATGTTCAACTTCGAGCTCCACCGTGTGCTGTTGGAGAATGAAGAATTCGGACGGCAGCGTAGGAACCTCGATGTTATCTATGACTTCATCCATAGCTATCAATTGAAGTCTATATCTTCAGATGCATTATTAAAGAATTACTACCGCTTCCGAAATCGTCTAAGACCTAAGAAGATTCGTAAGTATCAAAAAGTTGTGTAGTATTAACATCTTTTAATACATACGTAACTATTATTTTTGTCACTCAAAAGTTATACAATATGTTAGAATTTTTAAACACCGTACAAATTACCCTCGTAAATCAAATCAGAGATGGACAGAAGAATGTGTATGATTTCGTTGCCGATACCTTTACGTATATTCCCCAACTGACTGACAATGAAGCTGGTAATTATTGGAACTGCGATAAAACCATAGTAATAGACTTACCCGACGAAGAATCTCGCAGGATCTTCGCAATAGAGAGGAGTGCTATTGTCACAATCAAGACATCTGATAGAAAAACTCATCGTATCGGTACATCAGATATTCCTGCTCGAGTTCAGATATCTTCAAATTTGAACTCCGCAAACCTCTTAATTAAGTGTAAAATGCTCACAGACCCCCTTCTGTAGGTCTTTTGTCTACACCTTATTATATAGTAAATTCGCATCAAAAATAGTTTTGATGAAAGAATTACAGTCTCTACTTGTCTCAGGAAAGCCTCTATTTATCACCATTGACGGATTTCGACAGGCAATGTTAACAGCCTTTCCGCTCAGTGGTAAAGCTCCAGATAAACCTGAGGTAAAGTCATCGTTCGGCATGACGAAAGATGAAATGCTTGCTTACCTTAACACTCATAGTTGGTATCAACTTGAGTCACATCTTGCTCTCTTGGATATTCAGAAGGTAATGAATCAAGAAAACACCGCTCCTATTACACTTACAGATGAGTTCAGTGATGAGCAGCTGCCTGATAACAGTATTGCTTATCATCGTGTTTTCGGAACCGTGATGTCTGATTCGTATTATTACTTTTCAAGCAAGCAACTCCAATCAGACCTGCTCGCAGCGGAAGCTAATCCGCAAATCTCTTGTCACTTCCTTCACATCAACTCACCAGGTGGTGAAGCGTGGTACCTCGACCGTCTGAGTGAAACACTACGTAGTTGCGAGAAACCTATTCTCACATTCTATGAACAGATGTGTTGCTCAGCTGGATATTACATCGGATGCCACGGTCAGCGTATATACGCTATGACACAGAATGACTATGTGGGTTGCATAGGAACTATGTGCAGCTTCTACGATTTCGAGGAATACTTTGCGAAGCTCGGTATTAAGAAGGTAGAAGCAAAAGCTACTAAGTCTGACTTGAAGAATAAAGTCTTCGATGATCTTCGTCAAGGTAAGGATGAGCAATTTGTGAAAGACATCCTCGACCCAATGAATGTACAGTTCTTATCAGAGGTGCGTTCACAGCGTAGTAAACTTGCAGACCTTCCTGATGATGCTCCAGTCTTACGTGGTGAGACCTTCTATACTCCTCAAGCCGTGGAACTCGGTCTTACGGATGGTAGTAAGACGATGGTAGAAGCAATCGCTGAAGCATCAACGATGGGACGTGAATATACTGAGGCAAAGCAACTAAAGACTGCCATTTATAATATATAATGTGTTTATTTTAATTTTTAGTTATTTATGAATCTAAAAGAACGATTAATGAGTGTCATCGAGCTTCTTGGCTTCAAGCAGAAATTCGAAGACAAAAGCCTGACAAAGGATGAGTTTAACTCACTCGTTGCAGAGTATCAAAAAAAGTACCAAAGTACGCTTACTGATGATATCGCATCCGAGCAAGCTGCCCAGCAGAGTGCTCAGCAGGCGGATGAATTTCAGAAGATGCTGAATACCATTCAGTCAGTTCTGAATGGTGGTGAGCCTGCAGCAGCAGCTGATGATAATGGTGAACAGCAGCCTGCACAGCAAAGCAACGCTACTCTTGAGGGTATCCTTGAGGGTATTAAGGGTATGCGTGCTGACATTCAGGCAATGGGCTCTAACCCTGCACCTGATGTTCCTGCGCAAACAGTGACTACTATTCCTCTGAGTGTTAATGGCTTCGCTAACACAACAGACTACCTCTTCGGTGTTGAGCATCCTTTCTTCTCTATGAAGAGCCGTTGGAATAAGATTGCAGCTAATCCACGAGCAGCTGCAGCCCTTCCTGAAGTTGATGAACAGGTAGATGGCGTTGCTTTCTATAAGGAGGCTTGCAATTACGCCAAGTCGCTCAAGAACCGTTATCAGTATCTTCAGCAGAACAAGATGCTTGATGCAGCTGCGCTTGCGAAGGGTACTTACGCTACAAACTACGATGGAGTAGACAATGCAGGACTTGGCGATCAGTTCGTTGTTCTCCGTCAGGATGCACTCATCGCACGTGTTCTGCAGGTGCGTGACCTTACTCAGTTCTTCCCAGTCGCTTACGGCTATCAGGACCGTGGACTCGTTTTCAATGCTTTCTTCGACGAAGTTTCACAGGCTTACCAGGCAGGTGAAGTCTTCAAGGGTGGTATGAAGATTGAGAACCACATGGGTTATGTTGATGACGCCATGATCAAGATGGAATGGGGTCCTATGAAGGAACTCGAGCGTAAGTACATCGGTTATCTCAATAAGGAGGGTTCTGACCCTATCAAGTGGACGATGATTGAGTATCAGTTGCTCAATACTCTCCGTGCCGCACAGGTTGAGCAGAACAAACGCCGTATGCGTGGTATCTACGTGAAGCCTGATAAGGGTGTTGCTGGTAGCTACCTCAATGCTGCTACTGGTGTTCTCTATACCTTGTTGCGCTATGTACATCAGTACGACATCAAGCCACACAATGAGAGTACATATCGCACCTACACGCAGGCAACTTTCCTCGCTTCTGTTCAGGAGTTCATTGCTGATGTTCGTGCTTCTATTACAGAGGATATGGACCTAGACAACCACGTAGTATATCTGAATAAGAACCATCAAGCATGGTGGATTAAGAACGTTCGTTCTACCTATGGTAAGGATACAGACTTTACTGGACCTATGGGTGCATTGAGCGTGGTTCCAGACACTACAATGCGCATCATTTGGTTGCCTTATCTCGGACAGACTCCATTCATGATGCTCCACGAACCAGGCAATATCCAGTTCCTTGAGTATGTGCCAGGCGAGATGCTCTCTGTGAAGATGCAGGAAAGCATGGAGCAGGTTCGTGCTTGGAGTGTGTGGAAAGAGGGTACTTCTGCTTCATTCACTGGTCGTCGCTTTGCCACTAAGGATGAGATGGACAAGAACAACTACGAGTGGCAGCAGATTTTTATCAACCTCTTTGCTGCAACTATTATCGATAAGGTGGATGGTAACAACGGCTTCTGGCAAGTCACAGACAGCACCACAACACTGACAACTATCACCGATATCGAGAATGCGAAGGCTGGTGTAGCTTACTGCATCGAGTGTGGTGATAAAACTAAGTTGCCAAAGATTACCAAGTCTGGTAAGTTCGATAGCATCACTGATGCCTTCACCGCTACAGCTGTAGGCGACTACATTATGGTGATCCTCGGTAGCGATAATAAGTTCCGTGAGTTGGAACGTTGCGTAGGTGGCAAACGCACCATCAATAAGGAGTTGCAGCCTAACGTACCAGGTGCTCGATAGAAGAATGACTAAGGAACTGGGAGGAGAACTGTTGGAATTAAAAACTCGGAATAGCTTGACCTCTTCAGTTCCTTTCTTAAATAAATAATTATCATTAATAGAAATAGAAATGAAAAAGCCCAATATACAGAAACGCTATCGTGCGTATAATCCTATGAAAGGATTTAACTACGCCAATCGCCAGTCTCGCAATATGTTCATGGTTACGTTTGCGATTTTTGGCATTCTTATGCTCTTAGCAGCTTTGATTGATCACTCTCTCGGTGCTGCTGCTGGCTCTGGTGTGACTTTAGCCTCTATGGCCTTGCTCGGTCACGTAGACGATGTGTCTGATAGAGATACACACGGTAGTGCTATCTCTTACATTGTTTATCTCATTGCGCTCGACCAAATCGATCGCACAAAGGAGTTCCCACAACCTAACGCTAATCGTGAGGTTGCACCTATTCCTTTGAAGCCAAATGAGATACCACATTACTTCGAGGCACACGACATCCCAACCTTCACTGGCACCACAGAGAAGGGCGACATCACTACCACAGGCGAAAATCAGCTTGTAATGGTAATGGGCGGAGCTCGTGCAAACCTTTATAACTTCATTGAGGAGTACAGCGGTGGTAAGTTTATCGCTCTTTATAAGCATATTAAGAAGAAAGAGTGGTATATCGTTGGTGAACTCGAGCGTCCAATCATCCTCTCTAACACAGAGACGAAGGACGATAAGGACGGTCGTTACACCACCCTTACATTCAAGCGCAGTTCTGTCGACCTTCCACTGATTTACACTGGAAACCCAGCTGTTACTGCTGCTACTGCTGTTGCAGCAGGTGCAACAGATATCGCTATCACAGCAGGCAGCAACACTTACACGATTCCAAATGGAACGTCAGCAGCAGCTGCTATTGCTACGGTTAGCGGACTCAGCAAGAACGATAAAGGTAGATACATCACGCTCGTTGGTGCTGGTACTGATAAGGCTGCCACCATCGCTGATGGTTCTACCTTCGTACTCGAGGAGGGTGCAACGTGGACTGCGAAGACAGGTGCGTCAATCACCTTCCATGTTCTTGACACCACAACACTTGTCGAGGTCTCAAGAACTGAAGCCTAACCTCTCCCCCTCCCTTCATGGGAGGGAACTTATTCACCATTTTACTTTTACAATATGTACAGCGCAAAAGAGAAATTAACGCACTTCCGTAAGTTGGTAAGCCCTACAGTTGTGGAAGCCGACCTTGCCCTGCTGCACGCTAAAGCACCTCACCTTACGGATTTCACACGCTTCGACCTTTCGCCAGAGAAGAATCACGAGGAGATACTCTTCTCACTTCTCGACCATTGCGAGCACGACGAAATCGTACGTAATCGACGTGAGTTTGCTAATCAAGCAGTCGACGAGGATAATGATAATAACAACGCCAACAACTCTTCTGAAGAGGGCGACGAGGACCTTGAAACACTCAACAGCAATGGAGATGAAATCCCAGACGCTGACGGTGGCGAAGGTAACGAGGACCCATCGAAAGAAGAGGGTGGCGATGATTCATCTGAAGAAGGTTCTGAAGATAACGAGTCTACTGAGTCATCAACAGAGGAAAAACCTCTCCCATCTAAAGATAAGGACACAGATTCTTCTAAGCAGGAGAAAGCGAAAGCAGCTCCAAAAAAAAAGAAGAAGAGTACCCGAAAATAGACTGGGAAAACCTTACTGATGCGGACGTGCAGATGGCAACCGTCATCTATAACGACCGCATCAACACTTGGCGAAAGATGAAGCAGCTCGACGAATTGCTGGAGACAAAGCCAACCGCACAAGCCGTAGCAGAAATGGCAGAACTGCGCATCCGCAATCTTCAAGCATTTGCCGAGCTACAATCATTCAACGACACTGGCAAGTTCCTCTGTAAACACCCGATACTCTTCGGACGCTCAGAGATAGCCCAGCTCATTAAGTTGCTCCGCACTGATCCAGCTGAGTTCCTCCGCCAGCACAAGAACGTTCTCGACAACATCAAGCGTTATAAGTCGTTCGTTAAGCGCAAAGATCGTAAAGAGAAAAGAGAGGCTGATAAGCGGAACCTCGAAAAGTACCAAGAGAAAGAGCGACTGTTCAGAATGGTTCTTGAACAACAAAATAAATAATTACAATGGAAAATAGTATAAAAGTTTTTAATTTGGGTGGTTTGCCTACTGCCCCGCTGGACTCTTTTATCGAACTTCAGGAAGATTTTAAAAAGCCTGACGCAGACAAACTTTCGAAGCTTCAGATGCTCATCATCACTCGTGGTTTCAAGTATTCATTTAAAGTATGGAAAGATTCTGAAGGTAAGCTTTGGATTATAGATGCTCACCAAAGAAGGAAAGCTCTTCTTGGACTTCGCTCCTATGGTTTTAAAATTCCAGAGATTCCCTACGAGGAAATTCAAGCTTCTAATAAGAAGGAAGCTGTCGAAGAAATTGCAGCTTATAACTCAGAGTTCGCTCAAAAGAATCCAGATACACTCTTGTTCACTAAGTATAACATCAGTGGCGATGACCTTGCTAAGTTCAATCTTGGTTATGAGGTGAAACAAAATGACTTCTCTGTCGGTACAGATAAACTATTTGCCTCAGAAAGTGACACAACTGATATTCACGAAGATGTTGTTGACGCAACTCCGCAAGAAGATAATGAAGTCTTTGCTCGTCCTGGAGATATTTTCAGACTTGGAAATAACAGATTAATGTGCGGAGATTGTCGGTCTAAGAGCGATATCGTTGCACTAATGAATGGACGAGTTGCAGATATGATTCTCACGGATCCACCTTATAATGTTAATTACGAAGGTGGAGGATATAGCAAACTTACCATACAGAACGACTCTATGGAAAATGACTTGTTCCTTCGCTTCTTGCAGTCTGTGTTTAATGTGATGTTTTCCATTGTCAAGTCTGGAGGTTCTTTTTACGTTTTCCACGCAGACTCTGAAGGTGAGAATTTCCGCAGGGCAATTCGAGAAGCAGGCTTCAAAATAGCACAGTGCTGCATTTGGGTTAAGGATTCTCTTGTAATGGGTCGACAAGATTATCAGTGGCAACACGAGCCTTGCTTATATGGTTGGAAACCAGGTGCTGCTCACTTTTGGAACTCCGACAGAAAGCAGACTACCATTTGGAATTTCGATAAACCAAAAGCCAACAGAATCCATCCGACGATGAAACCTATTGCGCTGATGGCGTATCCTATTACTAATAGTACGAAGAATGGCGATGTAGTTGTCGATGTATTCTCTGGATCAGGTTCAACCATTATGGCATGTCAGCAAACCGACCGTATCGGATATGGAATGGAAATCGATCCTAAATATGTATCTGCAACTGTACGAAGATTCATGTCAATGTTCCCCCAGCAGCCTATACTGTTAGAGAGAGAGGGCGTAGTCTTCTCCGAAGATGATACTAAAAAAATAATTCTATGTCAGAATTAGTGGAAAAAGAAATTCTTTCAGATGAGTATGTAAATCAAATCAGAACGTTCGGCGCGTTAAATTATACGCCCGAACGTATTTGTCAATTACTTGGCTTAAAAAAAACCAAGCGAGAAGCATTGCTATATCGCATAACTCTTCCTGGCGATATTTATTTCGAAGCTTACCAGCAAGGCCTAGCACTTGGAGAATATAACATAGACGCTGAACTTGCTAAAAAGGCAGAGAAAGGAGATAACGACTCTATTACTTTGCTTGAGGCACGTAAGAATGAGCGTGCAGAAAAAGACCTGCGTATGAAACTCTTTGGAATATGAAAAGTGAAATTGAGAAGTTAGACTCCATCCACCCTGACCTAATATCTGCATTCTTGACGAATGGAGATTGTGACGGCATACCTCAAGATGTTAAGCTATTCTTGCAACAGATACAATGGGCTGCTGAAATATTCGAACACGAGCGTAATATTACGAGAGCAGCTAAGATACTGAAGCTTCGTATTAACGCTGAGCAGCGAATAAAGATAGAAGAGCGCACTTGTATGGCGAGAATCTATCAGGCAATCAACTATTTTCAGGTTGATTGCAATGTCCCCATTAAAGTTTGGGAAAGCAATTTTGCCAACAAATATGAAGACCTTGCCAGACTGTGTGGTTCTACTGGCGATTACAAAGGTATGAAAAGCTGTTACGATGCTGCCTTGGAATGCCGTCGCAGAGCTTCTGAAATTGCTGAAGCAGATAGAGACCTAGGAGTTCTCTTTTTAATTTCGCCAGAGTTAAGTCCAGAGGAACTTGGCTTCTCTAAGAAGAGTCTCAAAGACATTGCAGCGAAGCACAATCAAGGTTTTTATGTTACGCTTATCGACTCGCTGCCCATCGAGCAGAAGGAGAAGAAGCGACTGCTGCGTGATGCTGACATACAAGATGCTGAAATAGTAGAGGAGATTCCAAATGACTGACGAACTAACGACACAAAATAACGAACAGCATACAGTTGACTTCGAGCATTACTATATGAATCGTGTGCAGCTGTTGGCGAATATTATCGACCCGAATATGCTCTATGCGGAGTGGGCTCGTGCTACTGGTAAGACGGAGGGCGTTATCGTTCCCCGACTTATCCGTGTGACGAATGATATGCCTGGTGAACTCTCGTTCCTTGTGCATAAGACTTACGTTGCGCTGATGACGAACGTCTGGCCTAACATTCAGGCATCGTTCTCACGCCCTGTCATCGTGAATGGCAAGCAGCGAGCAATGTTAGAGTATGGTATCGACTATGTGGTCGGTGAAGCAAAGCTACCTTCACACTTCCGTCGACCACGCTACCCTATTGCCTACGCTAAACACTCGGTCATCTTTCGCAATGGTGCACACCTCCAGTTGGTATCTTCTGATCAGCCTGAAAGTGTCGCTGGTCGTAATGCTGTGCACGCTTTCGTCGAAGAGATGAAGCACAACAGTGGTGAGAAACTCAAGTCACGACTCTTCCCTTCCCTCCGTGGTGGTTCAGCTGACATCCGTCGCTCTGCTTACTATGAGGGTGTGACAGGTGTGAGTGATACCGCACGTGTCGACCTTGGTGAAGACGATTGGTTTGAGGAATACGAAAACAAGATGGACCGACAGCTCATCGAGGAGATAGCCAGTGTTTCACTTGCTATCAATCAGTCGCTCTATAAGCAGTTTATGCTTCAGCAGGAACTTCGCAACACGAAGAACCCTGTCACCATGGAAAAAATCAGACTGGAAAATGAACGCCTTAACGCCTTTGTTGCACGCTGGAAACCACGCTTAGCGGATATGCGAAGGAACGCAATCTACTATATTCGTGCTTCATCTTTTTGTAATAAGGATATCTTGGGTCCTAAATTCTTCAAGACACAGCTCGACACGCTCGACATGGATGAGTTCCTGACCGCTATCTGTGCTATTCGACACAAGGAGGTAACTAACAAGTTCTTTACCACCTACGACCACGAGCGGCACCAGTTCAAGGATAGCTATATCTATGACCAGATACTGAAGCTAAACCTCAAGGACCACTTCGCACTGACCGCTCGCTATCTTCGCCACTACGATAAGCGTGAACCGCTCTACATAGGTTACGACCCTGGAAACTTTCAATCGCTCATTGTTGGACAGAAAAAAGACTATGGTAGTCGCTTCGACATCATCAAGGAGTTTTGGGCATACATACCAGACGACCAGCAGAACCTTGCACAGCAGGTGTATTCTTTCTTTGGAACTGATGCTGTAAACAAAGTTATCCACCTATATCCCGACCGTGCTGGTAACAAGACACGTGAGGAATTAGAACAGATAACTACTGACTCACTGACGATGAAGGCAGCCTTAGAGAGTTACGGCTTCTCAGTTCTTCTTTACAACGACGGTGCACCGACCATTTACCACTGGCAGCAGTTCCGCCTTTGTCAGTTGCTCTTTGGTGAGAAGATTCCTTCACTTCCGAAGGTGCGTGTTGATGAAAATGAATGCCCGAACCTTTGCAGTGCTATCCTTATCAGTCCATTGAAGAAAACAAACGGTAGAATAGAACTCGACAAAGCTTCAGAGAAGAAGGAGGAACTCAAGCGAAGACCAGGGCTAACAACACAGCTTCCAAGTGCAATGATTTACCTTTTATACGGTCTTTATTCCGACCTAATCAAGAAGGAACTAAGCAGTTATCCAGACGATTTGCCCGAAAATCTCACCATTTAACGGCTAACATCGTAGTGAACGTGGTATAAAAAAGTGTCGGAAAATCGACAATAACGGGGGCTATTTACATCAGTCAAAAACTTACTTTGTTGTGTTTCAGTGGTTTACGTTTTGAAAATCAAAATCAAAAATAAACAAACGACCGAAATCTCCACGCACCGCTGAATCGAGGAAAAGAGGTGCAACTTTCCAAAAGTTGGGAAATATGACAGGGAGGGGATAAAATCGTCCTTTGTTCCCACAGCGATTTTAAGTAATTTCGCAAGTAATGGAGAAGACAATTGAATTGAACGGCATTGATGCAATGCAATGGGCAAGGGAGATAAGCAGAGTACCACAAGGTGACTTCACTATCTGCTTCTTCCCCTACTCTCGCTCACAAGGTATGGCAGGCGAGCAGATGGTGGTCAAGGAACATTGCAAGTACCGCACGCAACTACCAGAGGAGTGTTTCAAAGTCAACTCCGAGAACTACTTTCTCTTCGAGGATCAAGAGGGAAATCCTAAGATGTGTTATCGCATCCTCATTAGGTTTATGGGCTTTCCACAAGACGGATATAAATTACATAAGATAAATTGGTTATGACAGATAGTATTGAACTGCACGGCAACGCTGGACTCTACGTCATGGACGGCAACACCTTCTCCTTTCAGATTGGAGAAGGAAGAGAACTGTCGACAAGCCCAGGGCTACTCGTACCACAGGGGCAGCAGACTTGCCTACATGAACACCAGTGGATGAGTGTGAATGGATACCAGGTGTGTATGCGTGGTATGAACAACGCACTGTGTGAAGAGGTAACGATGGAGATTAAGCAGAACCGTCTGCTGCCTCGCTTGTATAGTAAGGAGATTAAGATGCTGTATGGTAACGGACCTTGCGCCTATATGCAGACAGTAGAAGGTGGTAAGCTACGACGTGAGTACACTGCACTACCTGCGTGGGATGAATGGTTGAATAGCTGGCAAGAGCGTGGTATGGAAACATCTGCACAGGAGTTCGCTAAGACCTGTATCAAGAACTACTACTGGTTCGGTGACTTCTTCTGTAAGTGGAGGTTCTCACGTGGTAAGCGTATCGGTATGTTGCCCGTGGCAGGACTTGAACCATTAGAGAATAAGCACTGCCGTCTTGCTACTACTCGTAGGGATGTTGCCTATGATCAGATTAATTATGGCGACTTCAACAACGTAGCTGTAGGACGGTGGACGTACGGATTAGGCAATTACAAGATATACCCTAAGTTCGCATTGTCAGAAGTTGACAACTATCTCTTTGCTGCTGTGTCACACCACCGTGAGAAATCAGTCGATGAGTTCTATGGAGTAAACGAAACCCACCAAGGCGCACGTCCATATATTCAAGGTAGTAATAAGACAGCATCCTACATTAACTCCTTCTTGCGTAACTCCCTTGCAGCGAAAATACACATCATCATTCCAAATGCGTGGGTGTCAAGTAAGCGCAATCAGCTAATGAAGCTATGCGAAGAGAATAAAATTCGCAATTCTAAGAAGCAGGATCTGGTTAAGTATAACGGTATCAACATCGGTGCTGAATATCGCGAATCGTTGCTTGTAGAGTATATGCGATTAGAGCTTCGTAAGATAGGCGACTATCTGAGTGGTGCAGATAATCAAGGTAAAGCTTACTCTTCTATCTCTTTCATGGATAGTTCAGGTAACGAGCAGCAGTGGAGAATCGAGACCATCGACCTTAAGTATAAGGAATATATCGAATCTTTAATTTCGTACGATAAACGAGCAGAAGAAGCCTTACTATCAAGCGTCGGTCTGGACGCTTCCATCACAGCAGTTAGCAAGGATGGTGTTATCAGCAAGTCAGGTTCTGATGCTTACTATAACTACCTTATATATATAATGTCGCTTACTCCAGAGGATGAGATATGTGCAGAACCGTTTAATCTCGCTCTCAGATTGAATTTCCCAGACCTCTATAAGCAAGGTTATCGCATAGGCTTCTATCGTGAGGTTCCTCAGCGACAGGAAGAAATTGCACCGAAAGATAGACTAAATCAGCAGCAGTCATGAAGAATGTATTAGTAGATATTTTCAAGGATTTCGGTTCGTTCAGTAAGTACGCACCTGGTGTGGAAACGAATATGGACCTGAACGACCTGCTTTCGTCGGGCATTACCGCTCGCAAGCGTGTTGAAACCATCATCACCGCAGAGGTGTTCGACGCAATCATCAGCAGTTCCGATGAAACACTCATAGAGCCCCTACGCTCTGCTGTGGCGAACATGACAATGGCGTCGCAGTTTATTTTTGACAGTATCAACCGCCGAAAGAACCATGTCGACGTATATAAGTACGAGGTGGAAGGAATGAAGCGTGCGTATATAGACAATTACTACAATGCGATGGATTCTGTCATTCAACGCCTGATGTCTACCGAGGTGACGAGTGAAAATACCGACTCTCCAGCTGCTTTGTGGCAAAAATCACGATATTACAAGATTATAGACAGTTGTAAGATAAAGACCACCGAAGCGTTCGACTCCATTTATCCAATAGACCTCTCTTACTTCTTCTTCTTCCGTATTCTCCCGTTACAGAAGGAGACACTCGACGAACGTCTGTCTGCTTACTACGATAGACTCACGGATGATAACCGTGAGCGTGTCGAGCCGATATTGACGCTTGCCCTGCTTAAGAAGACCGTTGCAAAGTCGCTCCGTCGCTTCGATATATTGGAGTTTCCTCCGACTATCCGTAACCTCTTCGATGATAGTCATGCTTCACGGACAGGCAAGGACGAACACGACGCTGCGCTTGCTCTTGCTGATCGACTCGACCTCGAAGCAGAGGAACTCATCTCGAATGCTGATACGCTGCTCGCCACAGATGCCTCCGTGGACTTCTGCTCTAATTCAGCATACAATAATCCTGATGATAATATTATAATGTTGCCATGATGAAGGATATTGAATTAATATATAAAGGTGATACTCATAGCATTCCTAATCGTTGGGATGCTATGAACTACCGTCAGTATATCCGCCTTGTGGGCGATTTCCTCCGTATGGCAGCAGGAGAACTATCCGCTGGAGAGGTTCGCATTAACTGGTTATGCGACATCATGGGTTGGGATAAGCGCAAGTTCCATTCAGAGGAACAGATAGCAAACCTCGTAGCAATCTCCGAGCAGCTCACGTTCATGTTTCAGATTAGTTACCCTGATAACAATAGCGTACTGGATGGTGTCGACGAGGATACTTACGAGTTGTGCCGTCGTGTAGATCCTTATCGCTTGAATATACCACTTGCACGTGTGCTGCGTCGTCTCGACTATCAGTACGTAGTTGACCTCTGCTTCTGTGCGCAGCTCATTCCTTCTATTCGGATTGGAGAGCGTACTTATTCAGGCTATCGCATAGAGACAGGGTTCGGAATGCTCACTTGTTCGCTTACTGCCCTTCAGTACATCGAAGCGCAGGAACTCATCGAACGAGGAGAGGAATCACTGCCCCTGCTCGCTGCTATTCTCTATTATCCAGAGAAAGAGAATCATTCTGAACATGCGCACGAATTAGCTAAGGTGTTTGCTCGATTACCCATCGAAACACTTACGGCTATATCGTTTAATTTCCAAGCATTCAATAACTATCTATTCAGTAAGACCTCATTCTCTCTGTTGTCTAAGTTCGTGCATAAACCCAAGCAGCCTATCACCACTGACGCTTCTGATGCGCTCTACGACCTCTCCAAGGAGGGACTTGGTAATGCAAAACAGATAGAACAGATGAACGTACTTACTTATCTGAAGGTGCTGCGCAAGAAGACCATCGATGCAGTTAAAGATATGAAAGGCTTTGGCTGGGATAAGGCAAAAATCAGTGAGGAGGTGGGGCTGCCCATCGCAGTTGTTAATAAGATTATATAACACACATATGAGTCTGATCAACGGCTTCCAATAGTCTCTTTTATAACTCTATTTTTTCAAGATGATAAAGGACCAATTTCTCTACTTTGCGCAATACCCTTCCAAGGAGGGTATCCGTGCTATACTTACGAATGGATCGAGTGATTTCCCTGGTTACAACGAACTGTCCGCCTCGCTTGATCATCTTCCCGATGTGTCGCGTATTCCCGAGATCCGCAACTACATATACGGGCAGTCTTTCGATGAACTAAAGCAGCGCATCGATAAGCTGGTAGGCTCCTTCCTATTCGTAGACTATGGCGAACTGAATATGTCAGCAGATGGGCGCAACTCCTATCAGGTTACACAACGTATCGCTATCACTGTGGCGAACAAGATGACGAACCGTGCTGACGCTGCTGAATATATGCTTGCATCTGATAACACACTTCGCCTACTCTCCGAGATTCATGCGTGGATGATAGCTGATGCTGAAGAGGGTAATATCGAATGGGTATCTCGTGGCGAGCTCGACAAAGCGGAATTCATTCCTTTCGTCGCTACAGAACTGTCCTCCGTTGGATGGACACTGATGCTCTCTTGTGTCGCTCCAGACACGCTCTCCACTCACAGCCTCAGTCGGTCCTTTGTTAAAAAAATGCAATAAGCTAATTTTGTATCACAATTAAAATAGGACAAACAATGAAAAATCTACCAATGATATCAATCGTCTCTCTACCACTCTCCGTTGTGGTCAACGTCTCTCAGTTCCTCTACCAGGACTGGGAATTCGCAGTTTGGATTAGTGTCGCTGTCATCATCGACACCATTCTCAGTGTGTGGAAACATTTGCTCCACAAAGATGCCTCCAGTGAGGCGTTCTGGAGTAAGTTCAGTAAGAAGATCATCATCTACATCCTGCTGCTGATCCTCTCAAATATTCTTGCCAATTTCAAAGTAAATGGCAGCGTCGTTGGAGCAACGCAATGGGTAGGAACCTATATCTGTGTATTTATGATGGTCCGAGAATGCTTTTCTTGCGTTGAGAACATTCAAGCCATCTATCCAATATTTCCAACCTCTTTCGTCCGCCGTCTGAAGGACTTCAACGACAAAGGCGAATACATAAAAAACGACTAATCATGGCAACAGAAGCACAGTGCGCCTTTGCACGCAATATCTATGCAGCAGCTAAGAGGGCTACTGACATCGCCCCCGAATTCGTCACAGCACAAGCTATCCTCGAGAGTGGCTGGGGCAAATCACGTATAGGCAAGTTCAATCTCTTCGGAATAACCCGAGGGAGTAACTGGAAAGGGCATACAGTTCTTACCCTTACTCATGAATACTTTGACACTCCTACTCGCACATTCCCTGCACCAGAGAAAGTGGTTTCTGTAGTGAAAAGTAAGACAGGGAATAGATGGTATTATACCGTTTATCGACTTTTCAAAGATTTCGACTCGCTCGAGGAGTGTCTTCGTGAGCATACACGCCTTTTGCAGAAACCTTGCTATTCGGACGCCTGGCCCTATCGTAAGAATGCAGAAGAATTTGTTCGTCACATCTGTGACAACAAGGGGTGTAAGTATGCGACATCTCCTGCCTACCAGCAGCAGATGTTACAGATGATAAAAATAGTACGTACTATTTGTCAGTAGCCTATGTTCACTCAGATCAGGTTTAAACTACAGATCCTCACATTCGCCCTTATGCTGGTGTCTGCTGGTCTCGCTCTATTCGCCTTTATCGCATACCGCAACATGAAAGCTGATCGAGACCGATTGAGGGAGAACCAGAACATTCTCCTTCATAAGGGAACTGTAGAAATCAAGCAGACGAATACGGGGCTTAGCCAGGCATCCGTTCCAGCCCTGACACTCCACTCGTCAGAGTTCCGTCAGAGTGGAGATACACTACTGCAAGTCGCTAAGTCAGCAGGAATAAAGACTTCTCGTATCACTGAAGCAGCGACAGCAGCAGCGACAACTTCTGTCGCATTTAAAACGCGGATCTTTCAGACAATAGTCCACGACACTGTCAGAGATACAGTTGCAAGATCTCTAACTACTTTTTTACCATCAAGGCAGCTGCAGCTCTCCTGGAATGATCCGTGGGTCTCTTTATCAGGAACGATAGCAGACTCAATATTTCACGGCTCGATAACCTCGGTCGACACGCTCGATATCATTGTTCATCGAGTTCCAAAACGATTCCTCTTCTTCCGCTTCGGATGTAAGCAGGTTCGCATGGATGTTGTCAGTCGTAACCCACATACACAACTTACCTATGCACGGTTTCTTCAACTTATTAAGTGAATGTTTTCATAATGTTTTTTAGTTAATTAGGTTTCTAAGATTGTTTACGATGACGGGGCTGGCGCAGTGATGCGCTAGCCTCTTTTTTATATCATAATTTAGCAGAAGATAATTACTACTAAACCGCTGATTATAAAGGTTATAGTACTTGCACGTTCCTCATTATAGTGTTACCTTAGCAGTACAATTAGAAACAAAGAACATTCAAAAAACAAAGATTATGAACGAGCAAATTCAAAGCATTCTTAACGAGAACGGGACAAAGACTTCAAAGATTCAGAAGCTCCTCACCCTCGGACTTACACGCAGACAGGTCGCTAACCTTGTCGCTAACGGAAACTACGGATTCGTGCAGAACGTCTACAAGCGCATGATGCAGGGAATGGCACAGGGTGCAGCACAAGCAGCAGCGACAGTTCTTCCACAACTCGACTACACATTCAACCGAAACTTCGGCATCGAAATTGAAGCCTACAACTGCACACGTGAACGCCTTGCAAGAGAACTTAACGCAGCAGGCATCAGAGTACAGGTTGAAGGTTACAACCACACGGACCACGCTGACCATTGGAAGCTGGTGACAGACAGCAGCCTTTCAGGCAACGACACCTTTGAACTCGTTAGCCCAATCCTCCACGGAGAGCAAGGACTTGAGGAACTTGAAAAGGTTTGCTGGGTGCTCGACCTCTGCAACGCTAAGGTTAACGACACCTGCGGACTACACGTACACATGGACGCAGCAGAATTCAACCTCACAA